GCGCCACGATATCGACCCATGTCGCGGATCCGACCGGGCGGGCCTGCAGATGGGTAGCGGATGCCCCCCACTCGGTTGCTGGGCCAGTTTCGCCCTTGAACGCCGGGTATTCGGCAGGGTCGAGGACTTCGGTCGGGATGGGGAAGGTCGTGATTTCAGACATTACGCAGCCCTCCGAAACGATCCGAACAGATCAACCTCTGCACGCTCTCTGGCTTTTTTGGCGTCTTCGATATTATTGAAGTACCCAAGAGACTTTATTTTTCCGTTGTTTCGGATCTGTGCTTCAAACTTCCTTCTTTTGCCGCGCCAATAAACACCTGTAGCGCCGGTTGTATTGTTCTTCTGAATGTCGGAGTTTCTGCCGTTTTCAGCTCTAGTGGCAAGTCTTAGATTGTTAATTCTGTTGTTTATTTTGTTTCGATCTATATGGTCAATACAAAGAGACGGCCATTCCCCATAAAAAAGCAGCCACGCAAGCCTGTGTGACCTATACGATTTCTTATTTATCAGAATCTGCCTGTACCCGTTCTGATTAATAGACCCGGCTACTTTCCCGGCATATCGATCATTCCACCATAGCCCAACATCGCTGCGGGTTTTCCAAGTAAGCTCACCAGACATTGGGTTGTAAACCAAAATTGATTGTGCGTAGCTAAAATCAACAATGTCGGTCATGCTTCAGGCTCCTCGATCAATCGGACGCGCTTCGTGCCGTAGGTCAGGACGTTGCCGTCGGCGTCGGTGAAGACGGTGCCGTCGGGGGCAGTGAGCACGATCGGGACGCGGGCGTATTCGCCGGCCTGCGACAGGGACCGAAACACATCAAGCGGGCGCAATACGCCGAACGGATTCATTCGGCCGGCTCCAGAATGATTGTGCAGACGCCGTCGCCATCGGATTGCGCATCGGTCACGGCCTGATAGATCACTCCCTCGATCTCGATTTCATCCTTGCGCCGCACTCCGCCGACATCGACCTCGAGGCCCGCAATGGCGTGGCGCATCGCATGGATTTGAAACGCGCCGTCGCCCGCTTCGGACGGCTCGCGCAGAAATTGGACATGGACATCGACGCTCGCGATCCGGGCGGGCTTAACGCCGGGGAAACCGGGTCGGAACATCGATGCCCATGTGGTCATGACACCACCAAAACAGCCGTGGCGAGATTCGAGCTCGGAGCGACCCGAGCCCAGATTGCACCGTCGCCCAACAGATCGCGCGTCACTCCGCGCTCCCAATCGAGCGTATGCCCGACGACGGTCGGAGCCGTCGCATCCGCCGCGGTCACGGCGATCTCGACCAACGCCCCGGAAGGCGCAAGCGAGATCAGCACGCGATCGACCGCCGCCGCTACGGCAAGCTCCCAATCGCGAGTTAGCGCTTTATTCGCCGTGGCCATTACGCGAGCTTCAAGGTTTGCACACAAGCGGGCCGGGTGCAGACCATGACGGGGTGTGTCTGCATCTTGATGCGATAGCCCTTGTCATCATCCATCGGCCAGGCATTGAGATAATACGGCTGCCCGGTTTCGCCCATGCCAACACTCGACAGCGTATCGTCGGGAGCGAATGCCTGCACCATCAGGCCGGAGACGCCGCGCGGGATGACCTTGGCTTTCGCGTCGGTAATCTTCACGGTGCCTTGCGGGCGGTAGCGGTGCCAGGTCACGCCACCATAGACGAATGAATCAGCGGGCATACCGCGCAATTCAGCCGCCGCCGCCGTATTCAAATACGTCTCGCGGATGCTTTTCGACTCGATGAGACCGAGCCAGTAGGTTTCCGAGCAATAGGCGTCGATCCCGGAATAGGCGAGCCCATCGAGCGCGGTTTCGATTGCCCGGACGATGCCGGTATGAATCGCCGCGCGGGTGCCGGTATCCGCAGCGCCGAAACCGACAACCACCTCGGCCGGAGCGTTGCCAAATGCGTTATTTGGCGTATTGAGCACCGAGACCCGCAAGAACTCGTGTTGCAGATCGGCCCAGCGGCGCAGCTTCGCGACCGCGCGATTGCGCCGATCGTTGATGACGGCCGGGTTGATGCCGCCGCGTTGGCGCGCATTGAGCACGCTGTCCGCAAGGATCGGAATCTCGTCGGCATAGGTCGCGGTCCGAAACGGTTCCACGCCGTCTTTATCGAGCTGCGATTGACGCGGATTGCCGCCGCGAGGAATAGCGGTCGCCAATGCGGCCGCGTCCTTGCCGAGCATTTCGATATCCACGTTCGTCGACGTGACATTGCCGAGCGTCTCGAATGCAGCGGCGAGCTGATTCGGGACGAATTGAGCCTGCTCCAGCGATACCAAGAGCTGCTCACGGGTGAAGAAATCGCGATAGAAATCCATGATTAGCTCCGAGCGTAGAGATGGTTAGCCGCCATCTGCGCAATAGCGGCGGTCTTTTCGCCGGCATCGACGCCGGATGCCCATTGCAGCGCGGCAGTCTGAACAGCGCCGAGCCGAACGAGTGCGGTGACGGTTGCAGCGGCTGCACTGGCGTCGACCGGGTAGAGAGCAACACCGATCACGGGGCCGGTCGCGTCATAGGCGCCGACCGCATCGGTATGGGTGACTGTGATAGTCGCTTGATCACCGATCGCCCATGTTCCTTCGGTGTTGAATTCGATCCCGTTGGTCGTCCACGCGGTGCCGATGGTGTGGATCCCGAGATAGGAGCCGTCCGGGGCAAACACCTGCATCTTGGTCGCGCTCAGAGCGGCGAGCTTATACGTGCCGGCCTGCGCGGTCGCGTCCGCATCGACGGACTCGGCGACGAAAGCGCCGTTACCGGCCGCGGTATCGGCACCGACGGCGGCCGTGGTGCGGACATATCCGAGTACGGTCATTGCGCCGATAGCGGGCGTTGCGATCGGGACCGTCACGACCTCGCGACTGATTTCGGGCGTCTCATGTAGGACGCCTTCCAATGCCCAAACGGGCTCGTTGTACGTGGCCATTAGCGGATACCTCCGACGGCGACCTGATTAAAGATGCGACGCTCGATGGCCGCGGTATCGACCGGAGTCGGGCCATCCGGGACCGCCGATCGAAGCTCGGTGCCGCCGCGAGCGGTATAGGCGTCGACGATACGGGCGTTGAGCTGGTCCATCGTCAGGCCATCGACGATGGCGGCTTGCGCAAGCTCGGACATGCCGACCGCGTTGCAGCGGTCCATGATCGAGGCGATACGCGCACGCTCGGCGGCGACTGGATCGACGGCTGGGGTCTCGGGAATCTGCGGCTCGGGAGTGCCGGCCGCCGGGGTTTCATCAGCCATAACGGCCTCCTCGGGTTGATGCGGCAACATCGCCGCGATGCGATCGAATTCGGGGTTTTCGCGCTCTTTCAACTTCGCCTGCAATGCTCCGAATCGAGCGCGGGCCACGGCCACGGCATCGGCGCGATCTTCTTCGCCTTCGCCGGCAGGAACGATTGAATCGGCATAGCCGGCATCGACAATCTCGGAGCCGAATAGCCACGTCTCGGCATCCATTTCGGAGCGAACGGCGTTGATGGTGCGCTCGGTGCGCTCCGCATAGGCGCCGGCAAGAACGCGAGCAAGGCCAGACAGGATCTCGCCGGCCTTTTCCATATCGCGATAGTCGCCGAGAGCAAACATCCAGGGGTTGTGAATCATGTAAACGGCATTGTCCTCGACCTCGACCGCATCGCAGACCGACGCGATATAGGTCGCCATCGACATGCAGATTCCGCTCACGTATGCGGTCACGCTATTGCCCGCGCGACGATGCCCGCGAATCGCGTTGGCAATGTCGATGCCGTCGCTCACCGAGCCGCCTGGAGAATGAATGCGGACGCGGATGTCGCCGGATGCGGACGCCAGCGCACGGCGGAATGAATCGGCCGTCACTTCCCATCCGATTTCGCCGGTCAGTTCGATGTCGGTCATTCGTCGGTCTCCGTATTCGTTTCGGTCTGTGCGGCGTCGTCCGGGTCTTTCGGATCGGGCGGTACCGCGGGGCCGTTGGGCGCATGTCGCGCGTCGCTGTCAAACGCGATCCCAAGCCCGTCGAGTACCGCGAGGAATGCCGCGTGCTCTTTCGCCAAAATCTCGGGGTCGAAGCCCTGTTCGCGGATCGCTTGCGGCAGCGATTTAAGGCCCGCGCGCACCGCATCGCGCACAGCCGGGATCTCGCGGGCCGGGTCGACAATCTGGCGGCTCGGAGCGGTCCACAACGGCACCTCGGGGCGGCCGGTATAGCCCGCGATGGCTTCGGCTTCGAGATACCATTGAGTCAGTGGAGTGAGAAATTGCGGGGCGAACAACTGCCAGCGCCAGGACTCGATCGAGCGGCCGAACTCTTGATAGCCCATGCGCGCCGAGCTGAAATTGACGCGCGACAGGTCGCCGGTCATGACCTCATACGGGATGCCGTAATCGGCGGCGACCGCGAGCAATACCGCGAGCTCAAGGTCTTTGTGATTCGGAGGCGCGGGCGGATCGGCGAATTCGATGCTCTTTCCGGGCGGAAGAATCTCGATCAGTCCCGGCTCGAATTTCTCCACCAGCGGATTCGCGGACGTGGCGCCGTCCATGCCCGGCTCCATGTCGCGGACGAAGGCCATGTAGCACGCGCTTTGGCGTTGACGCTCGAGCACCGCATCGTGGATATCGTCGAGCATCCGCAAGCGCGTGTAAGAGCCTGTCGCCCACGGCATCCCGTGGACTTGGCCGGGGCGATCCAGGCGGTAGACGTGCATGAATTCCGCGGCCGGTTTCGGCTCCGAAATCACGCTGTGTCGGTGCGTCACGTCGCCGGGATGCTCGGGGTAAAGCCAATACGCCACGCGCTGCCCCATGGCGTTGAATTCGACGCCCTGGACGATGTAGCCGGTCGGGGTTAACTCGTTCTTGCCGCGGTCGATCCAATCCGGCTCCAGCACCTGGATTTGCAGCGGGATCGAATAGCCGTCGGTCATCCGCCGCGGACGCTTGCGAATCAGCGCAGCGCCGGACTCGACCGCGGTGCGCGCGATCAGGGATTGCAGCCCGTAGCCATCGAGGCGCCCATCGGCGTCGATCGCCGTCGACTCGAACCATGCCGTCCACCGCTTCTGTCGCCGGGCCGATGCCCATTGCGCGCGGATGCCGGAGCCGATCCAGTTGTTGACGACGGCGTTGATCGCGCGCCGAGCCCACGGGTTATTCCGCGCAAGGTCTCGGGAGCGATCGAGGACCGTGGAGAGATCGGCCGCAATCTCGCGATTCGGTCCGGTGCCGCGGCTTGCGAGCCATCCGGCCGTGCGACGCGAGACGGAGCCCGCGTCATAGCGCGCCATCGGTGCGCCGCGGTGATCGAGAAGCGAGACGACGTTAGTAGCCACGGCCGAACTCGCCGAGCTTGCGGGTCTGAGCAGCGCCCGTGGTCAGCGCCACGTCGCGCCGAGCGGCTGCGATAGCGCTGTCGAGATCGGCGCCGGTCTGGTAGCGGATGACCCTATCGCCGAATTGCACGCTCAGCTCGCCCCGCGCGCGGAGATTGATCAAAGCCGTAAGCTGCTCGGAGGTATAGCGCATATCGTGAGGCTAGACGGCTATGCGCGTCAAAACTAGGCAAAAATACAACAAGAAATAATGCAGAATAACCCTTGCACCGTGAGAATCACGGACTATAATAGAGTCATACAAGAGCAGAACGACAGACCAACCGGAGAGACGAGATGAACGCAGCAGCAATCAACGCCATCAGTACCAAGACCTATGGATATGATGCCCTCACGATCGACGCTACCGCAGCCCTTTGGTTGGCCGAGACGATCCGCAAGGAAACCGGGAAAAACGTCTACAAGCGCATCAGCAACATGCGCAACCGGATGGGGCTTGGAACGACCTTCCCCGAATACGGCTCCGAGCTTTTCCGCACACTCTAACACCAACCGCCCGGCGCAAGCAGGGCATAGGAGAGACAGAATGAGCGCAATCACCATGCAATACGCCGACGAAACCCTGACCCTAACCACCGACCACGCTGCCAGCTCCTACGGGATTCCGGTGCTGGTCATCGACGGCAATGCCTACGGCCGACTCGACCATATGCCGGAAGGCAAGGGTGAGCTTGGGTGGATTGCGCCGATGGAGACCGCAGAGATGGCGGTGACTGTTGCGGCGCGCAACGCAGGGTTGCTCGACCATCCGATGGTTCAGGCGTTCCTTGGCCGATAACCACAACCGCCCGGCGCAAGCCGGGCATAGGAGATGCGGAATGTACACCAAGACCTTCAGCGGCCTCACAGCAGATCAAGTCTCAGAACTGATCGAGACATTCGGCGCAGCGTGCCACGACTGGGACAAGGCATCGGGAACCGCAAGCGTTGATTTCGAGGACGAATCGGAAGCCGCTGAGTTCGAGACGAGTTACCAGTTTACGGAATAACCACAACCGCCCGGCGCAAGCCGGGCATAGGAGATTGAACATGACCACCCACTACATCGACGGGAACCAATCGGGATGGATGCCCCGCAACGAAAACCTCCCGGGATGGAGCGCCGACATGCTCTATCCGGAAGGCGCAGACATCGACGACGAGAACCGTATGATCGTCTCCGGGAAAGACGCGGCCCTATCGCTCGCAAAGGATCTATTCGAGAGCTTTTCCGCTCCGAGCCTTTCGCCTGACGAAGAATATCGTTGTCGGTACGATGTGATTCGCGCCGACGGCAGCGTCGTGAAGCGCTTTGAGCGGATCGAGCGGGGTGCAGAATGACCGCGCCAAAAACCGACGTAGAACGCCAGCGCGCCCGCACCGAGCGGCTGGCGAAGATGGGACTGAAGAAAGTCCCGGTGATCGTGCCGATTGGCCGCGAGCTTGAAATCCAGTGGATCGCCGAGCGGATGCGGGAGGGTAAGCGATGATAGGAGACAAAGCAGGCGATCCAATGAACAAACAAACAGCAAAAAAGGGAAGCCTAATCAGAGTAGATCGCGGCGAATACAGCAGCTACCAAGTGACTGGGTTTTTTGTCGCGCTTGATTGCTTTAGTCCGTACATTGAGCTTAAGCGGTACATGAAAGCAATTGAAGGGAAAGGCCCGTATGACCCTGACGGCTTTATTTCGCACCTGATCAGCGAAGGAAAACTATTGGAGATCGATCACTCGACTTTATATCTCGCTGAATACGCACAAGAGGAAGACTGCCAATTCTCGATACCGCTTCGGCAAGCCTAAAACCACTCCGACCGCCGCCGCCGGATCGTACTCGGCGAGCACTCCGCCGCGCGGGCCGCCTCTTGGATCGAGGCCCCGCGCGCCAATGCCTCGCGGGCCGTCTCGTCTCGCGCGGCCCGATCGATCGAATGGATGTAGCAGTCCGCACCGCCCCATCTTGTCCGCACCTCGCGCGCCACGCGACGCACCACGACGACCTCGAGGCCCGCGGCGATCAGGGCATCGGCCATGTCGGCGAGGGCGTCTACTGCCATGAGGATTTGCGCCTCGCGACCACGCCTCCGGAGGATTTGAGATCGCGCCGTTGATCGGGCGTAATGACCTCCGGATTATTTGCCCAGTCATTCGAGGCCCACGGCGGAGGAGCCCCCCAATCGATCCGATCCGCGCCGTAGAACAGACACACGGCGTCGGCGTAGTAGAGCGTGTCCCATGTCTCGTTGCGCTTGCCGTGCGAGATTTCCCAGCGCTTCGGCCCGCGCGTCTCGCTCACCAGTTCGTCGAGATATTCCCCCGGCGCCCACGTCGGAAGATGGACATACCCCGGCCCCGGGGACTCGCGCAGCAGGTCGGACCACGCCGAGTCCTTGAGCGTTGTCGAGCCGAGCTCCAGGACCGGCACGTCGCCGACCGAGCGGGCTTTTCGATTCGCGCGCTTCCGACTGTCGGGGAAGGTCTCGCGCACGGCGGTCTGTGCATTGTCGCGGCCCTTGACCAGGCGCACGCGATGCCCGAGCCCGTCGCGCGCGATCGAGCGCCACCAGTCATACGCCTGTCGCGTCGTCTGGCTATCCTCGTCTTCCGCGTGGCCGCCCGCGTCGACCGCGACCCGCCAGACTCTGAGCTCCCGGTCGGCGTCGATCCGGTACGTCGACAGGACCACGCGCTTCGTCAGCTCGGCCCAGTGCTCTTGGTAGCTCGCGGGCCGGACCTTCGCGCCGTCGATCTCGCGGATGGCGTAACCGTCGATCAGCCACCGCTCGCGCCCGACGCCGTAGCCCCACACGCGGACCTCCCATCGATCGGATTGGTTGTCGACCACGGCGACCAAAAAGCGCACGCCGGGCGGAACGAAATAGCGCTCCCAAGATTCGAGCCGCCCCGTCAGGAACGAGGCGTTGCGCGCCTTGCGCATGGCCGCGGGCTGGTGCGGGACACCCTGATCCACATTGCGCGTCGTCTTCAGTGCCCGCTCGTCGCCCGTGCTGTCGAATTCGCGCTGGGCTTGCAAATGATTGAGCACCAGGCTTGGCCAGCTCTGGAACGCCGCCGCCGAGCCCATCATCCAAAAGCTGGCGATCTTCGAGGCCCGCGGCTTCCCGATCAGGTTGCCGTCGACATCGCGCGAACAGCCCTCTGGCACCCAGACGCCTTTCGATGATTGGTTTAGCCTATCTTTATCGGTCGGACGATAGACTTGCCCGCACGTCGGACAGGCGACATGCGCGGTCTCGGCGGCTTCGGCAATGTCTTGATGATCGTCGAACGACGGGAGCGCCGGAGCCTCGAACCACGCCCCGCATCCGTCGATGCATTGCCATTGCCACCGGCGCCGATCGCCTCGGTTGTAGAGCGGCAGAACCCCGCCGTCGACCGGAGGCGCCTGATGCGGCCCGTCAGGCACCCACTCGGTTGTCGTGATCGCGCGCTTGGGGGATGACTCGACAAGGCACATGCCCGCGGAGCCTGCGACTTGGATGCGCTTGCGGGCCAGGTCGAACGCCGCGCCTTCACCATCGACATCATCCGGGAATGAATCGTAGTCGGACAGCGCGACATAGCGCAGATCGCGCTGCGCGAGCTGCGAGGATGACGGCCAGCCTAGATTGAGGATCATCCCGTGGCGGTATTGCACGAAACCGATATTCGTGTCGTGAAGCCGCGGCGAAACCTTCGCGCGCACGTCGGGCGAATGGTTGTGCTGGTATTCGAGGCGCCTCTTTCGCCAGTCTTGCGCGAGCGGTTGCGTCGAGAAGTAAGCGCCGAAATCGCCGGGGTCGGCAATGATCGCGTGAACGATCCAGCCATCGACCAAAATGAGAGTCTTCCCCGCGCGAGCTGGCGAGACGAAAACAACGGACTCGAATGTCCGCGACTTGAGCAGATTCGCCGGCTCGACCATGTACGGGGTCCGACTCGGGTCCCACGGCCCCTCTGTCCCGCTTGC